CAAGCGCTTCGGCCCCATTATTGGAGTCGTTTGCTTGTCTTATGTGCTAGGAGTAGTTCTTGCGTCGGTGTTCCCAGTGTCTGTCTACATATTTCATCAGTAGACAGGCTTGTGAACACTAACGTCGGTAATCGGTTCCTGATGAAAGTCAGGTTTCTCCAGGCAGCCATGGCACAGGATAGCTCACCTCCTAATTAAAGGTAGGGACTATGAAATGCCTTGAAATGCTCTGGAAGGTACTCCTCCAAGAATTGGGGGAGTGGTGTGGTACTAGCACCAGCTTCGATTCTAAAAGAATCGAAGCGCGTATTGAACACGAAGGGGAATCGTTTTTAACGATTACCCTTCCAGGTTTCTGCAAAGACTTCGAAAAAAGTCTGGACCAGGGCCTGGTAAGTCACGACCTTTTCGCTGGTTTTAGGCGAAAAGGCGAGCTCCCTCTATTTTTAGGGGGTTTTCTTGACCTCGTGTTTGATCGTGGTACGGGTCGATTATTGTTGGACCCTTCAGTGAACTCCATCTTTGCCATTAGGCAGTTATCTGCCTTTTGTTCAAAGATCCTGATTGACTGTTCGAAAGAACGTCAATTGGGCGCACTGGAAGGTTACCTTCAATGTGAGAAGGATGTGAAATTTGCAGATAAACATATTACTCGCGAAAATCAAGACGATTTTCTGCGGGTATCTGCACTTCTGTTCCGTGATGTTATCACTCTTATTGACAGAGATGTCAATGAGTTTAACATCACGGGCAGACACGGTCCGGGCCAAACGGCTGATCGAAAATCTGGAAATCAGAAATTCGATTTTACCGAATGGCCCAGTAGGCTCGAAGCGGAGTTTCCTTTCGGAAACGAGGCCGTGCCTAATCCAGGGTTCAATTACCTGTATGATCGCGTTTCAATCCTCGAACCTGGACAAGAGAGACCAGTTAAGGTCACTCTTGTTCCTAAAACGCCTAAGACGCCTCGAATTATTGCCATCGAACCTACTGCAATGCAATACATGCAGCAGGGATTCATGGAGAAATTCGTTCAATACTTAGAAACGGATAACACCGTTTCTTCGTTGATCGGCTTTACGGACCAAGTTCCTAACCAGGATTTGGCTCGTGAAGGCTCCCTTTATGGGAAGTTAGCGACCTTAGATCTTAAGGAAGCTTCCGATCGCGTCTCGAATCAGCATGTACGCTTACTCTTTTCGCGTCATTCTGCACTGCAAAGTGCGATTGACGCGACGAGATCGCGGAAGGCTGTTATGCCTGACGGGTCTGTAATAAGACTCGCCAAGTTTGCGTCTAT